AGTATTAGTTGGTGTTTGTGTTTGTGATGCGGTTATACTTGGTGTTGGTGTCTGAGTTTGACTTGCTGTAATTGTAGGAGTTTGTGTCTGTGTTGGAGTTTGAGTATTAGTTGGTGTCTGAGTTTGACTTGCTGTAATAGACGGTGTTGGAGTTTGTGTTTGACTTGCTGTAATTGTAGGAGTTGGAGTAGGGGTTTCAGTATTAGTTGGAGTTTGTGTTTGACTTGCCGTAATAGACGGTGTTGGTGTCTGAGTTTGACTTGCTGTAATTGATGGTGTTGGAGTTTGGGTCTGAGTTGTAGTATTTGTTGGTGTGTTAGTTGGAGTTTCAGTATTAGTAGGAGTTTGTGTAGGGGTAGCAGTCAATGTGGTTGTAGTAGTAGGTGTAGGTGTTTGAGTATTTGTTGGCGTTGAAGTTAATGTAGTTGTTGTAGTAGGCGTAGGTGTTCCTGTTCTCGTTGGTGTTTGAGTTGGTGTTTGAGTTGGTGTCGGAGTAAATTGTTGTGTCGGTGTATTCGATGGAGTTATTGTTGGTGTAACAGTTTGAGACGCAGTTACACTTGGAGTTGGTGATGGTGGATTTAATTCATCAGGAGCGAATATAATATTGGAATCATCTTCATCATTGGAAATGAATTCCATAAAGTAATCATTCGTAGTGTTTGCAGATTGTGCAATCAACAACGCAATACCTGACTCCACGAGGTTGTATGCATACACTGGGTCAAGATTCCCACTACCAGCGGGCTGCTCCCAAATTCCATAGTTGTATTGCCCTGTGTAAGGAAATGCAATCTCACCAGGATTTTGTCCTTCAATAAATTCAAACTCGTCATATCTAACTCTATGTGTTGAGATGTTAGATAAAATCATTGTTACTCTTCTTTTTGAGAAGATATGTGTAAACGAGAATAACCACTCAGGATTCGCAAGTTCTGCGTTCTGAGAAACGGTTACAACAATCTTATTTAATTGGTTTGTTTTTAGAAGAATCATCTCGATAAAAAATAATCACAAGGGGGTATTAATCCCCCCTGTGATTGTATAGAAAATTTATTAAGCGGATACCACCGTGATACCTGCAACAACTGATGATAAAGGACCACTCAGTTCACACATCGGGTTCTGTTCCAACGCTTGGAAGGTAATATTATACCCCTGAGCGTCGCCCAGTGCCTTGCCCGTAACTGATGAACCAGCACTCACGAATGAACCATATACTTCGCCAAGCAGAAAGTACTTACCTGTATTATCTTCCATTACGATTGATAGTTTTGGAGATTGAGCAAGTGTTTTCAAAATATTTCTTTTCGATTGTTCTAACTTAGAGAAAAATGTTACCAATTCTTGTGTGTAGAACACAGTTCCATTTTCAAGTGACGCATTTACCGTCTCAGTATATTGACTTGAAGTACGAATTAATTGAAATTCGTAATAACTTCCAGTTCCACTGATTTGAGTAATTGTATCGCCTGTGTTTTTTGTGATGGATGCGAGATTGTCTTGGTCTGTAATCCATATGGTTTGTACGCCGCCGACTACATCACGGCAACCTAACGCAATTCCACTACTTACATTGCAACTCATTTTATATTGATTTAATTTTTTTAGTTTATTGAAATAATGATTGGGGACGAACCCCAATCATTATGAATATTAAAGACCGTTAGTTACAAAAAACTGCGGAAACGCAATTTGTGTGCCCAGTTTCCATGCGGCCATCACGCGGACTTCTTGAAAATCAAGTGAAAACCAACTACGATATGTATCTTCGTCGCTCATAAGGTCAACGCCAACTAACCAATATTGCTGCGGTGCTGCTGCGATTAAGTTCGAACCATTTAAGCCCGGCACGCCTACAACTTTATACTGTGTTTGAGGATGGAATGTTTCATACACTTGACCTAATGTTGGTTCAGTGAAATGGAAGTTATTCACCTGACGAATCGACTTCAAATAGCATTTGAATTGCTGCTCGGACATGAAAATTATAATGTCTTCACGAGAATAGATATTTCTATCTAACGCTTCGATTATGTTATCTACTTGTTCAAGAACTCTTTCTGCTTTGTTTTGAATTGTTGCTCCTGTTACAGAACATAATGCTGTTTGACCAGTTAATTTAACAACACCAGCAGTGTTATTTACCAACTCAATGAATCCTGAGAAAGTTGAAGAACCACTTGTTGCATTCCAAAGCAAATCTTCGTTATAACGCTTTATCTGACGGGTCTGCAAATCAATTATCGCCTGTTCAAACGGCGCATTTTCATTGTATGACCCTGCATTCAAATATTGACCTAACCATACTTCATTTAAGGTTTGTAAACAAAGTGAAGTGTTAACTTTCAAACTTTGAACTGTTAATGGAGCAACAGTAAATGTTGTTGTTCCAGAATTTTCCCAACCACAAGTTGTTCCTGTTTGTACTACTAATGTTTCTGAAAGTAAGTTAACATTTTGCGTCCCCTTTATGCCAGGAATTGTATTTACATACTTCATGGTCTGTGGTGTAAGGACTGCCTCAGAAATGATATCAGATGAAAGTTGGTCTACATAATTTGCCAAGCCCGACAAATCGTAGTTAAATTTCATTTTGGATAATTTGTTTTTCATTTTATTATCTATTTTATTTTTTGTTTAGTTTCTGTTTAGAGCTGCTTTCAATCTCTTGAATGACTCTAATTTATCTTCTGTTTTCGAGAAGTTTTCGTTTATTGTTTTTTGTGTGAACACTTTTTGACCTGCTGGTTCACTTGAAAACTTTTGGAAATTACCTTCAAGTTCTTTTTGTTTAGCAGAGATTTGGTCAATTTTTGACTCGATTTTTTTGAGTGCTTGAGAGAATAATTCTGCCACTTCTTCAGCAGACATCATATCATCTTCCATATCCTCAACTTCTTTTTCCGCTGCTGATTCATCTGCTTCGTCTACACCTTGAATAGAACCACCAACAATGTTGATTTTCTTTCCATTCTCAGCTTCGTAAACTCCATCTGTTATTGCTGTAAGAGTTCCATCATAGTTAACGAGTTTCACCATCAAACCAACCATTGGTTCTTCACCTTCAACTCTAACTACCTTTCCGTCTTTCATCTTAACATCAGCGAACTTCTCAGACATATTCTCATCCTTGATTGATTCTTCTTCTTTCTTGTCTTCGAGTTTTGCGTCAGGCATTGCACCCATTTTAATTTTGGATACTTTTCCTTCTTCATCAACTTCGATTTCAGAACCATCATCGAGTTTGTGCGTTCCAGCGGGAGCGGGTATCATACCCTCATCCGTTGCGACATAGATTGGAGCACCCAACTCCAACTCACCATCAATTTTAACTGCAATTCCCTGGTCGGTTTTCGCTTCATAAAATTTTTGTGTAGTTAGATTTAGGATTTTCATAATCCTGTCTAATGCTTGTTTACTATTCATCTGTTATTGATTTAAGTATTTGCTTTATTTGGTTTATTTGTTTGTCTTCTTTTGAGAAAACAGATTTGTTACCGAATAATCCTTCTACGGAAAATCCAGTTAACATATTATCTTTTACTAATTTCCATATCTTCTTGTCCTCAACTCGCATCTGAACAAACCATGTTCCTGATGGTAGTTCAAAACCATACATATTTGATTTGTCTTTGATAGGGTCTTCTGAAACCCAAGATTCTGTAATGTAAACTTTGTCTGAACCTAACTTAATGCCGTTGTGTTCTATGGAGGTTTCGTCAGTGCGTTTCTGTTTGAGGAAACGGTCTGCCATTTTACGGATTGACGCTTTGGAAAAATATACATAGTACATATTCCCCAAGTCATCGTATCTGTGAATCATTTTGTTTGGCACCATCGCTGCACCCACAAGGATTTGTTTGTCTTCATCCGCAACTGCGAAGGTCATTTTTTCCTTCTCCAATTGTTTCAGTTTTCTTTCTGACCATTTGAGTCCTGCTTCACCACCCCACGCATCATACATCAATTTACCACAACCATCATCATATGATTTTGATTTGGTTTTTTGTGTCTTGTGTCTTGATAGGTATGAATACATTCTTTTTAATGTATCCACTGAGATGTTCTCACCTTTTGCAAGTTGAGATGCTCTCTGTTTTCCTACACCTGTACCACAAGAACCCCATCCGTTTTTGTCTGCATATTCAACAGCACTTTTTGCTGCGTTCTTAACACCCTCAGGGTAGTCAGATATTGTATCTGCAAAATCATCCTCAGTCATCTTAATTGGAACACAGTTTGGAACTTCTCTACCATCAAGAATCTTAGTCCCGATTGGTTCATATCCTTCCCAACAAGCATCTTCAAGTCCCATTTCATCTTTCTTAAAAAGATTTGGACCTGTTCTTGGCATACCAGGTTTCCATTGTTTAGATGGATTTGGTGAGTTGATTGTTGTTTCTGTTCTTGTATCGGGTTGAAGATTTGATGACTGAGCACTTGTATCTTCAACACCTCTTGTTGATGAACCTGAGTTTCTAATTTTACCAGTCGGTGCGTATAATAATCTAACCCAAGTGTGACGGCAGTTAAATGAACCTCTCCACAAAAAGATGTTATAGAAACCAAATTCTTCATTAGCAACTGAATCAGTTAACTCATCAATATCTTCTTGTCTATAAACTCTATTCATGGATAACATATCAGAACAGAATTGTCTATTCTTCGGGTCTCTTGGACCTACATATTTGAATCTAACT